ATTTATCTGGTGATCTACGTGGAATTGTCGAATTTCGCGTCCCTTGGGACGCGGAGTTATCGGATTTCCGCGCGGCTGTCCAGATTCAAGCATTCTATAAAAAGAATCTTGACATCGACTTAGGATTTAACCCTCTCAAAGCGGGTATGGAGGCCTTTATTAAGGCCGAACTGCAATGCCAGGAGACGAATCGGTACTTTGGATCCCCCGCTCCCCTTTGGGGCGTCGCGCAAGCAATTTCGCTAGCCCGTCGTAAAATAGCTAAGGTCCTCGGTCCCGTGCCGCCTCTAAATCGGCTCAAACCCCGTCTGGGGCCGGGAGCTTCCACTTCAGTAAAACGCGCGGATGCCTGTTTTGAGAACAAGCTTACGCGTCAACTTGTGTGTTCTGAGAGTATGTATCCTGTTGTTGATTCCTTTCTGGCGGAAACGCCAGGATGGACAAGGTACCATTCAGACGAATGGCACCGAAGCGGTTATGATGAACCTGAAAGTCGCGTTATTGAAAGCGCGGCTTACGGGATTAGTCTTTCCATCGACGTGGGGTCTTTGCTCTTTGTTGATAAAAATGCTAAGACGCATCGCCCTATTTGCATCGAGCCCGTGTTGAACGGGTTTTGGCAGTTGGGGGTCGGCGATTACATCAAAGATCGTCTTCGCATCCATGCTAATCAGAACCTTAGGGATCAGACTCGCAATCGCGAGTTCGCCCGCTTGGGATCGATCCATGGTAGCATTGCTACTATTGATTTATCTTCGGCGAGTGATACTGTTTCCTATTCCGTTGTGTTCGATCTCTTACCTGAGGGTTGGGTAGACCTACTCGACTCCTTACGTACTCCCGTGATTCGTTACGAGGGCTATGAACTGGAACTGGAGAAATTCAGTTCCATGGGGAACGGTTATACGTTTGAGCTTGAGTCCTTGATTTTTTGGGCTCTCGCTTCGGCGTGTACCGAACTCCGTAGTGGTGATCAAGAACGCGTCAGCGTGTACGGAGACGACATCATCGTTCCTACGGTGGCTGTTGATCTGCTGTATGCTTCCCTAACCTGGTGCGGGTTTTCGGTTAATTCCGAGAAGTCCTTCACTCAGGGTAATTTTAGGGAATCCTGTGGAGCTGATTGGTTAGATGGCAACGATGTCCGACCTATCTTCAAAAAAGATCGGCTAACGATCCAGTTTCTCTATCTGTTCCACAATTGGAGTATCCGCCGGGGTGAAATAGCCCTTGCTAAGATAGCACTCTCGTTCATCCCGAACGAGTTCCTTGTTTACGGTCCAGATGGGTATGGTGACGGCCACCTCCTAGGTTCTTACGAGCTGAAAAGCCCCCGATCGATTCGTCGACGGGGGTGGGAGGGAGGTTATTTTTCAACACTGCGAGAATCCCCCAAGTCAGTAGAAACTGACGCTTCGGGATCGCTCCTCTATGCCTTGTATAGTTCTTATACAAGCTCCGTTACTGACGTATTAAATCCGTCAGCGGGACGAAGACCTGGAACCGTTCCAGGATCTGAGTGTGTTGAAAAGACATCGATCTACACTTTTACCGAGCATATTTTTAGTCGGTAATCCTCTCTTATGAGGGCCCCTTTCATTAGGGTGACACCTGGCAAAGACCGG